AGAACGGCACGCTGACGGCACCGCAGTTCGCGCGGGTCAACGGCAACCTCAGCGCCGCGGACTACGACTCTGCTGCGACGGCCTTCGTCATCGGCACGGGAGCGCAGGTCTATGCCTTCTCGGTGCAGAAGACCGGAAACGCCACCGAGTCGGTGACGGATCTCTCGCTGTTCATGCAGGCGGGCGATGAGATCACGATCACGGCGTACAGCGCCAACGCCAGCGACATCTCCGCGTCGATCACCTGGATAGAGGACATCTGACATGGATCCCGTCACCGCCGTCGTCATCGCCGTCGTCGCCGCGCTCGCCGCGGGCTTTGGGGCTGGGTGGGGCTTGAAGCCCGATGACGCCTCGAAGGCGCTTCAGGCCCAGGCCGGCGCCATCGAGGCGCTTCAGGAAGGGCAGGCCGAGCTTCTCGCGGAAATCAACCAGCCCATCGTCATCGACGCCGAGCTGAAGGCGACGCTCGCCGAGGTCCCCGTGCAGTGCCGCAAGGACATGGGCGGCGACCCGACCTCGGTGCAGTGCCAGTGGGCGACCTGCCTTCAGTTCGGGCAGTCGAGCGCGCAGCGGCCCGAATGCCGGGCTGTCGAGCAGCTCATGGTGGACAATCTCAAGGGATGCAAGGAGTAGCCATGCCGCTCAAGTCTGACGCGCAGCGTCGCTACCTCTACGCGGTGGCGCCCGAGGTAGCGAAGAAGCTCGCGGAGAAGACGCCGAAGGGCGCGAAGCTCCCCGAACACGTCAGCCCGAAGAAGTAGTCGTCGCAAAGGCGGGTGTGCCGCTGCCGAGCCACGCGCAGAAGGTGTTGAACTCGTGCCACTCGACTGCGGTCTCGTAGTCCATGCCCTCGTGCGCGACGGCCTGTGCGATGACGGCATCTCGGTCATACACCAAGAAGTGCTCGCCGCCCCGCTCTGCGATGGCGATGACGGCAGGATCGTAGACTTCCGCAGGCTCGATCCGTAGAACGGCGACCTCGTTCTCCTCGGCGAACCGGTCGATAGTCTTGTTCCGCCCCATGTCACGCATCCTTCGTGCGCACGCCGATGCGCGCGTCCTCGGCGAGGTTGACCAGCAGGGCAACCCACTCCGCCGGCGTCTCGGGCTCGGGGGCATTGGTGTTCGGGGCGCTCGCGAAGGCTAAGGCGAACCCGCGCACATGGCGCAGGGTCGGCATCCGCACGCCGTTGATGACGCGCGACACCTCGGGCTGCGTGAGGCCCCCGCGGCGGGCCAGCTCGGCGAAGCTCCAGTGGCGGGCCTTGCGATGGGTCTCGACGAACTTGAGGAACGGATCGGTCTGCGGATTGATGACGGGCTCAGGCGCCATGAGAACCTCCTGGCGCACGAGCGCCTCGACAGAGACTATCGGAGAGATACCATCTCGTCAAGTACCCTTGACGCTGCGGTATCGCTCCGCTATACCCTGAGCGCCAACAGGAGACCCTCATGTGGGACCAGCCCCACTACCTCTACAAGCTGCACGACGCGCAGCACGCCGCCTATGCTCTCGCGCTGGAGCAGCACATCCCTGGCGTTCTCGCGTGGGCCGTGCGTGGCCGCAAGAAGTACCGCCTCTCGAAGAGCGAGTGGCCGACGGACGGAGAGCCGTCGCACATCGACATCTACGCCCCGGTCCACGCGGCGTTCGTCGTCGAACACTTCCTCAGCGGCTGGGGCGTTCAGGGCTGGACGACACGCGCCCACGGCGACGCGGACTGTATCGGCCCGTGGCCGCAGGACGCCGGGGCCCTGGACCGCATGGCCGGAATCGGAGAGGCCCTCCTCAACGCGCAGGTCGCGCGCGGCGAGCTGAAGCCGCATGTCGCCCAGATGGCGACGCCCTACCAGAAGCGCAGCGCGGCATGGACGGATTCCCGGCCTTGGACGATGAACATCTGGCCATGCGGCAGCGGCAAGACCGTCGGCGCTCTGATTGACTCACTCACACGAACGGGCACCGTCCTCGTAATCTGTCCGGCCAAGGCGCGCCATGTCTGGTGGACACAAACTCAGCAGTACACGAATCTTCTGCCTTGGCGGCTGCTTCCTGACAGCGAGCGTCGCAAGTCCGACATGACTTGGGACCAGTATGTCGAGCATTGTGCGACGACGGGACAGCGCCGCTTCGTCGTGGTGGGGGCCGAGAGCCTCAACGACAACATCGAGTTCATCAAGCGGCTCGAACCGTCGGTCCTCATCCTCGACGAGCTGCATATCCACGGGCAGTCGAAACGCTGGAAGGCCGTGCAGCAGTCCGATGGCTCGACGAGCTTCCACCGCCGGCAGACCGCCAGCGGCGACCGGGATGCGTGGTCCGTCGCCATCATGGATGTGAGCCGCCTGCCGAGCCTCAAGCTCCGCGTGGGCCTCACCGCCACCCCGCTCGACGACGGGCGCCCGCGGCGCCTCTGGTCGCAGCTCGACCTGCTCACGCCGGGCGGGTTCGCGCACAGCTACCGGCGCTTCGCAGAGCGGTACTGCGACGCGGTGTCGAACCCCTACGGCGGCATGGACGACAAGGGCAGCAGCAACATCGACGAGCTGCGCGCCCGCTGCTCCTTCTTCACGCACGAGGTGCCGTACACCGAGAGCCACGCCAGCCTGCCGCCGACGCGCATCCAGGTCGTCTACCTGCCCGTCACGGCGCAGGAGAAGGCCGAGCGCTACGACGACGCACAAACCTTCGATCAAGCCATCAAACAGCTTGCACGGCAGGCCCGCGGAGAATATGAAGATGTGCCGGCGCGAGAACGCCTCATCGAGGCGCGTCTTGCGGAGGCGTGTTCGCGGAAGCGTGGCTATGTCGTCGCGGAGGCCCTTGAGGGGCTGAAGGGCGGCGGCAAGGTCATCGTGTTCACGGCGCGCCGCCGGGAAGCCGAGCGCTGGGGAGAGGCGATCCGAAAGGCCGTCTCCTCCGGCGACGAGGCGAAGAACGCGACGGTCTGGGTTGGGCACGGCGGCGTAAGCGAGTCCGAGCGCAACGACATGATCGACGGGTTCCGAAACAGCACGGGTCCCTGCTGCCTCGTCGGCACGGGTCAGGCGTTCGGGATTGCGGTCGATGGCATGCAGACAGCAGACCTCGCCATCTTCGCCATGCTCCCCTGGAAGCCCGGCGACTTCCTTCAGTGGCGTGGCCGGTTCGACCGTCATGGCGGGCGGGCTACGCTGCTGAAGGTCGTCGTCGCGTCGGCGACCTACGACGAGCGCGTCGTCGAGATCCTGACCGACAAGTTCGGCCCCATCGAGCAGTTCCTCGCGGCGGACGAGCTGGACGGCATGGGCGAGAAGCTGCTCGGGATGGAGGACCGCGGGGCCCTCATGGACGATGTCGTCTCGAAGCTGTTCGTCGTGGACGAGGAAGAATAGTGCGCCTGTCGGTGGCGCGTCCGTACCTATGGGTATAGAGGAGCGCCATGACCAAGATGCTCATCGACGCCGGCAAGTCGAGCCGTGGCTGGAGCCGCGTCGGCAACTTCGCGAAGTGCCCCCAGCTCTTCGCCTACCTCTACCGCGGCGAGCGCCTCGCGGACGACAACGGCGTCGCGCCCGACATCGCGCCCCCGGCGGAGGCGCTGGCGAAGGGGTCCATCGGCCACACGCTCCAGGCCCACCTCCACGCGCTGTGGGGTGCGGCCCAGCCGCAGGGCGTCGTCGTGGACGAGACGATGCACCACGACCCATCCGTGTTCATGGAGCCTGAGGACGCCGCGAAGGCGTGGTGCGACAAGTACGGCAGCCACAACCTGCTACCCCAGATGATCAAGGTCTTCCACGCCTACCTCGCGCGGTTCCCTGAGCCCCCCGGAGATGTCATCGCGGTCGAGGCCCCGGTCACGGCGGTCCTCGGCAAGCTGCGTGAGGAGTGGGGTCTGTGGGTCGGCGAGGAGGTGGGCGGCGAGTGGCGGAGCCTAGATGGTGCAGTCATCGAGGTGACGCCGCTTCATGCCCCTGACCACAAAGAGCACGGGCGTCCCATCACGCTCACTCGCCGCTTTGACCTCGTAACGCGCGATAAGTCAGGACGCTACTACATTTGGGACCACAAACATCAGGCTTCGGTGAACGCGAAGAGCAGCGCCGCGGCCTACGCCATCGACGGCGGCTTCGCCGCGTTCCGCATCATGGGCCGGCAGCTCTACGGCGAGTCGTTCGGCGGGCTGACGCTGAACCTCATCAGCTCGACGCAGCCGGGCATGGTCGCACGCGAGCAGGTCCCGGCGACGCCGCACCGTGACGCACACTTCGCGAAGTGGCTATGGTGGGCGGAGCATCAGATCGCCCAGCTCGACCTGACGGTCGATCCCTGGGAGTGGCCCAAAGCCCAGAACGAACTGTCCTGCTACGGGCGCTACGGCCCCTGCGCAGGGCTCGACCTTTGCTCCCTCGGCCCTCGGGCGTGAGGGGGCGGCCCTCGCGCGTCGCGGTCCGCGCACGGGGGTCGAACCAGGACCGGAGTACCACCATATGTCCGACAATCCGACCGTCATGGTGACGGTCTATGGCAAACCCAAGAAGAAGAAGACGAGCGATGTCCTCGCCGCGTTCCCGACTGCCTTGTGCATCGGGGTGCCGAGCGCCATCACGCTCGTCGCGCAGAACGAGCTGGGCTTCACCCCGGCGGTCCACCCCGAGCCCCCGCAGACGCTGCCCGAGCTGGTCGCGCTGCTCGACTACGTCAGCCGCACCGGCATGGCGAAGCAGTACGGAGCCATCGTCATCGACGACGCCAGCCACATCTGCGACCGCAGCATGATGGCCTGGAACGAGGAGGCGCCGGCGGGGAAGAGCGGCAAGAAGGACAAGTTCTACGCCTTCCAGCAGCTCAACAAGTACCTGCTCATGCTGTCGGGCCTCTCCCGCCACATGG